TTCTGGTCCAAACGCCGAACCGTATGTTCCATGATTATTACAAGTATTGGCATAGGAAATAATGCCAGAAGAGAAGAGACGAATTACTCCACTACGTCCAGAATATGTTTGTCCTGTAGATGTGGTGTAAGACAGGTTCTGTGTTGCAGATTCTTGGCCTTCGTACAACTGCTGTTCTCGCGTGTAGTTCTTATCGGTTACATAAGAATACGAATCGCCAGAGGTGGCATCGGTGCCAGTCATTGTGTATGGCCCAATGCCTTGCTTGCCTAGAACCGCACATTGGGTTCGGCTTGCCAATGAACCTAGGGTTACTTTTGCTGCCGCAGTTGACTCAAAAACAGGCGACAATGCTTGGGCCGGGGTAGCCATAGGCACAAACATTGATATCAAAAAAGCTGGAGCTAATATCCAAGCCCCTTTACGAAAGCGTATGCGACTACCACGATCATTAATCTTAATTTTTTTCAAAGCTAAGCTAAGCTTGTTAATAATACTCAACTGATTACCCCTTCAGCTAGATATCATAAATAGTAAAGCTGGATTAGCTTAGGATAACTTTACATGAATGTTTAATTATGCTACTATTGTGTACTGCTCCAGCAATAAAAATGCAAAGGGAAAACACTATGTATGACGAGTCGTTTAGAAAAAATCCAAATATAGAACAACTGGCGCCAAAACTTTTTATTTATAGAAATTTTATAAAAGGTGATTTATTAAATAAAATAAATTCTATTTTAAAACCGCATATAAATAGTCCAAAAATTTCTCATAATGTTGATTGGTATGAGAATAGAATGACAACTTTTATTCCTGAAATACATGAAGTTTGGGAGCTTGCCAGTGAATTAATTTACCCAGAGCTGTCAATGCATCCGCAGCTCTGTTTGATAAGAGCAAAAGTTGGCGATTCAGGAATGTATCATCATGCAGATGCGCCAGGTAAACCACATGAAGATTGTGGGCCGACTTGTGGAACATGTGATATAGCGTCAAGTGTTTTAATATCTCCTGACAGATGGCAAACTTGCTGTAGATTGCATTATGGTCTTATTGTTTATTTTGGTGATTTTGAAGGTGGAGAAGTCTATTATCCAAATTTTAATAAAAACGCAGAATTTATAGGAAACTTTAGTTCCCTTGAAAAAGGTGAGGAACTACGTGTTAAACCAGGAAATGGTGATCTCATAATTCATGGTGCACATAGCGATTACTGCCATGGGACAAAGGAAATTACAAGTGGTATGCGCTTTTCTTTTTCTAATTTTGTCATTCCATCACATACTAATCCTGGAACATTTTACAACTATAAAACAAAAGAATATTATGATCAAATAAAGCACATAAAAGAAAGCCCAAAAGACATATGGTCAACTTGGTGTGATGCTGTTAACGGTTTTACTTGGGAAGAACCGCCAGCTGTAGTAGAAGATAAAAAAAATGGTATATCTGGAGTAAGATATAGAGATCTAGATCTAGATTAAAGGTTTAAGTTAATGAGATTACATTGGATGCATGTTCATGGTGATTCTGACCTAGATGGCCTAACGCGTATTTCGGAAACAGTAAACTCGTGTAACTATCATTCGATCCTTCTTGTTTATCATTCAACTGCGGATGATTATTGGATTAAATGCGCAAATATAATAAATAAAGAACATAAATTTAAATATCATATTGCAATAAGAACCTATTCTATTAGTCCAGAATATTTTGTTATGATGTATAAGTCATTTAATGAAATTCAAAAAAATAGAATAATGTTTAACATCGTAGCTGGTGATCTTCAAGATCATGAATCATCTATAGATAATATTACTTTTGGTAAAGAAAACTTTGACACCTCTGAAAAAAGAGTAGAATATACACGCATGTGGATAAAAAAAGTTTTACAGTTAATTAAAAAAGAATACATAGATGTTCCTGAGATTGTTATGTCGGGAACATCAGAAAAAACTCTTGATTCAGCCGCTGAATTTGCTGACTACACTCTTTGCATGTCAGATTCCTATGTTTTTAATCCGGAATTTTTCCAAAGAAATAAAAAAAGAATGGTATCTGCTGCTCTAATAATAAGAGACACCTATGAGGAAGCAGAACGTATTGTAAATGAAATTGACCATAAGCATCAGAAGGAGTGGACGATTTTTGGAACAGAACGACAAGTTATAAAAAAAATAAAATACCTAGAAAGTATTGGGGTAACAGATCTAATGATACGAACTCATAGAAATGATGACCAATACAATCTAATACATGACTTAGTAAAAAAGAACCAGGGAGTGATTTAACAAAATGAAAAAAATATATTTAATTGGAGACTGTCATTTATCTAGAGTTTCTGAACATTATGAAGAAAATAACAATAAAATTGATATGGTATTCTGGGCTAAAGCCGCTAAGAAAATTTGGGACTTAGATTTTAAAACAATGTACGACGAAGGTGAACTATCTTCAGGAAAAGAAGAACAAAGATTCCATGAAGACGGTGTGATTCCTTTTTCAGATATAAAAGATGATGGTATAATTTTTTCTTGGTTTGGATATGTAGATATAAGAACATTCTTATCAAGATATATTAATGCGGACTCGGTGGCTCAAAAATATATAAAACAACTTACAAGTACATTTAAAAATTCTGAAATAGTGATAATAGAACCGCTTCCTCAATTTACCGAAATGTTATTAAAATATGAAGGCATCAGCCCTCACTATACCTACGAGCAGAGACTATATCAAAATCATGATTTTCTAGAGTCTTTACATTTTTATGCAGAAGAAGCAGGGATAAAAAATTTCATTCTTCAATCAGAAATACTTGATTGTTTAGGTGTAACAGAGCTAACCCCTAGCATGACTCATACTAAAGCTCCACATCCGGTAGATGGTCTAAAGGATGAATATAATAAAAAAATATTGGATCTATTTACCCAGAAAGCATTAGCGTTCTAAATAATAAGGGTAGTTTTTTAAATGATTAAATTAAGCAAAGATATTCTTTTGTTTACAAATCTTTTTGAAGATTTAAATAAAATATTTATAGACTTACAAAAGTCTAACTGGCAAATATGGGGCAGAAACAACAATGACCCTAATTCCAGAATTGGCGAATTGGCCTACGTCAGTAATGATAATTACTTATCTGAGCAGATAAAATCTGCCACTCGACAATGCCTAGATGAATATATGAAAGAATTCAATATCGATAACACTCTATATTATTATAACACTGATGGGATTTACGTAAGGAAATGGGATTTTCCCATGAGTGGAATGAGTGTTCATAGAGATTATACTTATGATGATAAAGGAAATGCACAATCGGTTAAATATACCCTATGCGGATATCTTAACGACGATTACGAAGGTGGGTTAATAGAATTTCCAGAGCATGGCATATCCCTTAAACCTCCAGCTGGATCTGCAATAATATTTCCTTCACAAGAGCTACACCTTGTGACAGATCTAGTAAATAAACATAGGTACATGTGGTCTTCTTTTGTTTATTGTAGGTAAATACTTTAATTTGTTTATGTAAACAAAAATCCCCCAACACATTTCTGTGCTGGGGGATTAGAGCATCTGACTTCGTGATGCTAGTATAGCATACTCTGAACAAATTTTGGGTAGGTTTGATCTATTTCATAATATTTTAATGGGAACCTATCGAATGGATCTATCCCATTATTTATTCGATATAAAATAGCTTCATCATTTTTATATTCAGTGATATCGTATTCAGTATGGGCAAATGATTCTATCTTGTTTTTAATCTTTTCCGTTTCACCAAAAAAGGAAAAGTGCCAACCAGCATCAGGTATCGTCTGCCAGTTTCCAGCTCTTAACTCTTGACACGAGTGATTCTCTAGATCTTTAAATCTTGCGACGATTGGTCTAGCACCTTGATTACAATGCTGAGGGACTTGCCAGTTATAATTCCAAAAATACTGCTTAACATCTAACCTAGCTGGCTTTTCAATTACTTTTAATTGGCTAACTATATTTGAATTGACTATTTCATCCGCGTCAGAAATAATTATAATATCTTCTGGTTCGGCTAAGCTAAGGCCTGAGATTATTGCGTTACGCTGATAGTATTCTTTTAGCCAACTGGTATTTACATCCTGAGGAAAGTTTACTTTAACTCTAATAATTTTTTCTTTCCATCTGTCTATCCAGCTTGGAATATTATCAAAGTAAAATGGTTTGGAGCTACCTGTAAATGTTTCTGATGCTTCTACGACTACAAAGTAGTCAACTAGATCGCCAAGTTCCTCTAACCTTATGCGAAGAATATCAACTTCATTAAAGTAAGTAAAGCAATCAAATATTTTCATATACCCTAACATCTTCTCTCTTGAAGAGAGAATATCTTTTTACTTCTTTTTCTAAATCAGGTCTTGCTAAAAGAAAATCAGATAATTTTTCTGCCCAACCATCATGATTGACTATAAAAACAATACCACCAGGAAGCATCGTACACTTTATTTGCTCTGCTATTTGTGAAAGCAAACTCTTATCGTAGATAGGATTATAGTTAATTGATACAAACAAATCTGCGCTTGCTCCAAAGTAAGTGCCGACTTTACCCAAATCCCAATAGTAATTCTCTTCTGTTGAATAATGTTCAGAGTGCATTCTGAATGCACCTATGCCATGTAATGGAGTATGCATTTCATCAAAAAGAGATTTTGTTCTATCGTAGAGGATTGTAAACTTTCTTTCAGGAAAGACATCTCTAATTATATGACAGATGAAATTGTTGTTCAATTTTTTATAGGCTTAAGAGCGTCAACCTTAAGCCAGCCCCATTCATCTCCACGCTTTACATCCAATATTTCAAAACCCATTCTTTCAAAATCATCTTGAAGCATTCTGTGTGTCAAACCTACAAAGTGAAAATCAAAAGGATTTAGTTGTTCTGCAAAAAAAATCTGTTGCATTCTTCTATCGCCATCAAGAGAGTCCATTCCAAGTATTTGATTACATGCCAATAAGAAGTCTGGAACTTCAATTCTAATCATCCCACCAGGCTTAACTATTCTGCACCATTCCGCTAGAACAGCTTGATACTCCTTCCAGGGAAAGTGCTCAAGGCACTCCGAGTTATAGACAATGTCTGCATAGTTATCTGGAAGATCAATCTTACGGGCATCGCAAACTACATCTACTGGAACCAATCTTTGATTAACATGGTCATAAAGTGGTGTTGGATCTATATCAATGTGCGTCCAATCTGGGCCAAGATATGTTCTAGTACCAATTACAACTTTTATGCCTGTACCCTTAGGTATTGTCTCTAGTCTCATTTAGATTATTCTTCCTTTATAAAAATCTTTATATCTTGGGACCTTTATTAGGTCATATTCTCTACCCTCTAAGACTACTACTTCTGGATTAGAGTTAAGTTCAGGCATTCTTATCTTCCAATACTCCTCTAAGTATAGAGCGTTGCATGGCCAATCTTCAAATCTTAAAACATTGGTACTGTGATAACCCATACCCTTACCACAGAAATAAGGAACCCACTTATTCATCCACTCAACAACACCTCGTCCTATTCTAGCATGTGCCTCAGGATCAGTTGTTTGCTTGGCCTGATGTTGAACAGCTACTTCTTTGGCAACGCCCATTTTCCAACCAGCAAGACGAAGTCTAGTTTGATAATCAACTTCATTCTGATGACCTATTTCTTGGTCGAAGTAACCTACATCAGCCATAGCTAACTTTTTTAACATCCAGAAACAACCAGTTCCCCATAAACATTCTGTATATTTATCTCTTTTAATTTCATAAGAGTTATATCCACCACTAAAGACAATACCAAGTTCAAGGTTTCTTGCAAGGTAGCCCCACATAATCTCATCCCAACCTCTGGTGTGTACGGTAGCATCATTGTCCGAGTATGCAACATACTCTGTTTCAGCCCATTCTAATATCTTATTAACTGCACCGGAGTACTTTATATTTACATCTAAATGCATTGGTATAATTCTAGAGTCTCTTGCTGCGTATTGATCTAACAGCTGTCTAACTCTTGGATCCTCTGAAGCATTGTTAACAAGAAGAAGTCTCCACTCTGTGGTGGAATTTTGTACAATGTTTTCTACTGCCGCTTGAATTCCTTCAGGGTTATTGTAACAGGATATCCCAATGTCTAATCTCATGGCTTAATCCACCATGAATTATTTTCATGTCTGACAAATCCTATCTCGATTAGCAACGGATCCCAATCCCATTCAAATCGATTATTGATTGCAAGATGCATAGGGATAGAATTTCCATGCTCTAGATCGCCAATACCAAATGCGTTATTCGGTATGAAGACACCGGTGTTTCTTAGGCAGGCGAAAACTGCACGTGCCCAATCCTCAACGTTAACAACATGCTCGAGAAAGTCTAAAGCAACAACAGCATCGAAGCAATCGCTACCTAGTTTGGGTTCAAAGTTATCTGTAAAAAGAGTTTCTATATTATAATTCCTATACGTTTCACCCCTTTTAAATCTGAACTGTGCAAAACCTGCAGTCTTGCTATTTTTCAAATCATGATACGTTGGGTTCAAACCCTCTTCCGCCATCCTAATACAAAGGCTACCAATTCCATCTCCAAGACTAAGAACATCTTTCTTGCCGGAATTCACAAGGCCCAAAGATATACCTTCACACATGCCAGAATAATTAAACCCAGGATCAAGATGGTAGGCCGAGAGCTCCCAAATATAAGAGTCTGTGTTCCTATACCAAGATAATAAAGAATCAGGGTTATTGACATCTGTATTTGCGTCATTAAAATCTTTTGCTACTTCATGATGATTGAAGTGGAATCCTTTCTCCAATCTCTGTCTAGTGTAGTCTTCTGATACCTTTAAAAATTCTGCTATGTCTTTTGTTTGAGTGTCGATTTGCATTCAAAAAGTATAGCACACATCAACCAAATTTAGTAGTGATTATGTTACCTTCTACCTGATCATCTGGTGGCATTTCTTTTCTTACTAACATTCTTTGCACCCATCTGTCGGTGCCATCATACCTTGCTTGAAATGGTTTGCGACCATGAATAGCAGTAGAGTTATCTATGACTAATAGATCTCCAGTTTTTAAAACAATTTCTCTAGTACATTTTTTAATAGCATAATTCAGTTCTGCTAAGGCCATATTAGCGTACTCATTTATCCCGCGCATGAAAAAGTTGTCATATGTGATCGTCATCTTCTCGTCGACTTCAGAAAGGATCGGTATGATAAATTCTTTTTGTGGCTCACCTTGAGTCCTAAAACTATCATCAACTGCAGTTCTATACCAAGGTTGCTTTAATGATTTCACAACTTCATTAGAAAGTGATTCGATAATTTCGTTAACACTGGCGTAAGTAGTTGCAGCCTTATCATCACCCCTTAGACAGAGAAGTAATATATAATCTGGTTTATAGGGATGAAATGCGCTCTCTGTATGCAGTGCCAATTCTACCTTAGAGGAAGTAGATATTTGCTGTGCTTCTGTTTTGTGAACAGGAAGAATGTTTTGAATGAGCTGCCCGTTTTGTTCTTGAGCATAAGAAACAGGATAACCTAGTTGATGTGCGTAGTGTAATAAAGTTCTTGAAGATTCTTTTGAAGACTGCTCTTTAATCGAAGAAGCGAAAGGAGTAGCTGGAGTCTTGGGAACAAATCCAATTCCAACACCACCGTGCAGAAATATTCCTTTATCTCTAAGCATCACCCAGCACCTTGTGTAAAAGAAAGTAAAGTCTTACTAAATCTTTTTGAGAAATACTAAAAACAAAATCTTTATTCTCTCTAGTATTTACGGTAAAAGAATGGGCGTGGATTAGTTCACCTTCAGTGTTAATCATTTCCATAACTTGAGAAACATTAACCTGCTTTATCATCGGCATGTAGCCGCTATAGCTTTGTTCTTCAGTCATGCTACAAATTATAGCATATGTTGGTGTTGGTGTTACTTTTTCTTTTTAGCAGCTCTCATATTATCTATTAAATTAGGATATGGTCGACCTGCTGCTTTTGCCATTGCTTTTGCGGAAGCTTTTTTCTTAGGCGAAAGCTTCTTTGGCTTCTTGCTTGGACTAGGGGTATTCCAAACCGCTACTTTTTTTGCCGCCATTATTTTACTAATCCTATAATTAAAACCATTTGAATCAAATGAAGGGAAACGTATCCAAGGTGAATAGCAATATCTTTGTTAAAAGAATTTTTCTTATTTACACCTAAACAATATGTGCATGCGCCATCCAAATCATGGCAGTCTTCACAACAGTATTTGTTAATCATATTGAACCTATTTCTTCTTGCTTATTTTTCTGAGTGTCTTAGCAAGTGAAGCCTGCTTACGAGTAAGTGGGCTGTACTTACCTGGGTTCTTTGATACGGCAGCTGCCATACCTGCTACAGATTTGCCCGCCTTCTTAGCCTTAGCTGTGAAAGCTCCCGGTCTTTTAATTGCTCCAGCAATCCAGTTCTTATCTGATTTTTTACTTGCCATCTTTAACTTTTTCTCCTGTTTTAAATCTTACATCATCTATATCAAATCCACCTAATGCGTGATCCCTAATGTGAGTATCAAGCTTACTCTCTATTCTATCAACAGAATCATTTGTTTTGTCAATTGAGCGGCCAAGACTTTTTCCTAACTGTTGGATCATTGATACAACAGTTGCATGGTCTGCTTTGTTCTGCACCCATTCAGCCTTGGCTTCTTCGCCGCGCTTTTTCCCAGCCTTATATACAAATTGTAAATATGCTACTGCGATAAGACTACATGCTGTAATTAAAGCTACAATAATATTTTGCCAGTTAGTCATATCAGCTGCTGGTGTGATGAGAGTTTCAGATGCAAAAATCACTTAAGGCCTAGCAGTTCTTTTACCTTTGGTCCAACAACCGAATCTGCTGCTAGCTTATTGGCTACCTTGAATGCTTTTACAGCCTCTGTAGTGCCCTGGTTCATCTGTCCATCAATATTGCCCTTGTAGAACCCTTTGGCCTTTAGAGCCTCTTGTAGGGCTTTGTGGTCGTGAATAGGAGGTGCTGTGTTTAGGTTAGCCACTGGAGCAGCGCCGCCTGTAAATGCTGCAACTGCAGCTGGAACATTATCTCCTGATACATAACGCAAGTGCCATGGTTCTTCTGGAACTACTTCCCAGGAAAAACCAAAGTCTTTAACATTAGCTATTAACCAATTAAGGCGCTTAGGATTGCCAGCATCACTGACATCAACTGCAATTCCGTAAGTTATGTTGACTGGAGCCCGGAGCAGCCAAAGGAGCGTTGCCCTTCTTTAGATACCATTTTTTACCTTCATAAGTTCTTGTGCTTGAGCCGGCGATTTCTGCCAACTGATAGCGTTGCATAAAGCCAGCAAGTTGCTGCTCCAGAGTTCTATAGGTATCTCCGTGAAGAAGTCGGCTTTAGTTCAACGCCTTCAGCTTTAGCTTTCGCAACCATAGCTAACCATGCATTGGCAGCAAGTCTGTGTAGCTTTCCTCCACCTGGTATTGATACTAAGAGATTGGCTGGCAACTTACCGGGAGTTACTCCCTTTAAATCTGCGGGTAATTTAACGGGAACGATATAGTCCCATGCAACTTTGCTCATGATTGTCTCCTATAGAATGGGTAAAGTATATAGTAACATGTATAAAAAAAATCCCCACCTAAAAAATAGATGGGGATTTTAAAAAGTTAAGATTACTTTTTTACTGTTTTACCAGCGGAATTTTTAATTGGACGCTGTGCAATTTTTGCCTGACCAGTAGAAACCGTTGGCTTTGGTGCGCTTGTGCCCTTACCACCAGTCTTGATTACCTTACCGGTGCCAGCATTCTTGATTGGACGCTGTGCAATTTTCATTTGACCTGGTGTGACTGTTGGTTCTGGTGCACTGACCGAACCGCCGCCGCCCATCTTTCCTTTTGCTTTTTTCATTGCCATGGTATTTCTCCTTATATAAGTGTTTTGTTTTTCACGCCTGCAGGCTTGAAATCTATTTTGGTTTCTTAGTATATGCTCTTTGTATACCAGCATGTTGTTTTGGTGGAACCTTAGTTAAGGGTTCAATCCCAAACATCTTATGCCCTGAATAATGATTTAATGGTAAATCATCATCTTTATTACCTTTATGAGCTGGGATTTTTCCTGGTTCAACTGTATTGCTAACTTTAGTCTTTAGAGACCTGGCAGCATTTCCAACCCAGTTTATCCTTCTCAGCGCACTCATTATTTTTTGCGCTTTGAATGCTTATCTGTAGTATAAGCGGATGAAGCTGCTTTTTTCTTTGGAGCTGCTTTTCCACCATTAAACGAAGGTGTCATAGTTGCCTTGCCAGAAAGAATGGTAGTCTGCATAGCATGCTGATGCTTTCTTAAAGCTGGCTCTGCTGATTTACCTTTTTTAGCGGCCATTTTACTTACCCTTTTTCTTCTTAGCGATTGCAGCTTGAATAAATGGAGGTAACTTCTTTTGCGCTGAAGTCATTCCGCCCTTTGCTACTGGAGCCTTTTTCATTGCTGGTGCTTTCTTTTTCATTGCCATTGTAATCTCCTATTTGGTTTTATTTCTTTGAGAAATAGCTGTAGCCTTTTTCTTGGCGTCAGCCTTAGAGCTAGCGCCCCATGCCTTTAACGATAGTAACAGCCTTGTAGGTTTACCACTACTATCCTTTTCTGGACCGGGCATATTACCCATGCGCGCTAAGAAGGATGCGCGTCTTGGATTGTCTCCAGACTTTACTGGAGCTTTAAGATTCATGCCCTGCTTTTTAGCAGAAGCTCTACCCTTGGCGTTTAAGCCTCCTTTTGGATTCTTGCCCGCCTTAGTTTGCCATGCTGGTGATTTAGCCATTATTTCTTTTTTCCTTTTTTAACTTGTTTATGAGGGTGGTCCTTGTGCCACGCCTTAGCGGAATTTATACCTTGCTTTACTGTTTTAACTCCAGCAACCTTGGTTAAATCTGCTTTTTTCCAAGCACCTTTTTTAATACCCGGATGATTAACTATTATATCACCTTTTTTATCTTTGGAAATAACGTGAGTTACTCCGAGTAATTTTTGCCTTAGCCATTATTTACCCTTCTTTTTTGTAGAAGGTTTCTTTTTAATAGAGGTTTTTTTAACTGGTTTTTCTCCGGCTGCGATAATACCAGTCATCCTATTATTGGTTCCCATTCTAGGACCACTAACATATATGAAACTTTTCATTGCCATAACTATCTCCTAATCCAGGTATTATAGTACAGATGTTTTTACGAATTTATTACTATAGTTTTCTTCAGCAATATTTCTAGCGCATTTAAAGCTTTTAATTGAATTAAGCAATACGGCCTTTTCACTGTACCACATACTTGGAATAGTGTATCTATATCCGTCCACAACATTAGTTACACCATGCATGTATTTTGCGTTGCTGGGCCAGGTTATAAAATTTCCAGCCTTTGGTTTAATTATTATATCATATTCTGGGAAAAATAGTTCTCCGCCTGTATAGTTATCATTTATATAAAACACTGAAGAATAATCAACAAAGTCGTTTGGAAGAGAGTCTTCTGATTCTTCAACTTCCTGATTTTGATCAGTGACATATTGAAGACTTAAGAACCTACCATTTGCATGTTCGTTGTCTGCATGAACTTCTTGGTACTCACCTGGGGACCATTTCCTTATTGCTTCAGATTTTTTTGGCACTACCCTAGATCCATATGACCATTCTATTTGACTTTTAACTAAGCCTAATGCATCGGTAAATAGATTTAATATTTCTGGACTAGCGTTATAAAAATTAGTTTTTTGATCTGAATAATTTTCTACTTTTCCATTTCTATAAAAAGTACTACTAAACCATGTATTTTGAGTCTCACAAAAAGATAACATTTTTTTTAAATCTTCTTGAGAATAAAAACTATCATGAATAATGATATTACTTGACGAAGCCGGTGTCATGCTTTTACTTTATTTTTTTATCAATAACCTCTAGTAGGTCATAAACCTTTAACCAGATTTTCCATAGTAGTGTCATCATTTTTGATTCTCTTCTGGCGGCTTTGGTGTCTGACCATTTTTAAAAACTTTTCTAGCTTTTGCTAAAGACATAACTCTCCTGATATATTGAAAAAGACCCCCAGCTTGCTGGGGGTCTTAATCTAATTACTTGGTCTTCTTTACTTTTGTTTCGCTAGCTCTTGCAGCGTCTTCTGGACGTGGTCCAACCTTCTTGGCAGGAGCTTTCTTCGCAGGAGCTTTCTTAGCAGGAGTCTTTTGAACTTCTGCTACGACTTCCTCGGCTACAACCTTTGCTGCTTTAACGACAGCGTCCTTAGCGGCAGCAACTTCTGAGCTACCAGAAAGGATACTTTTAATTTTGTTAATTAACTTGCTCATTTTTTACCTCATTAGTTTAATTAGTTTGTTTTATTATAGTACAGTACCTGTATGATAAATGCAAATTATCTCGTCTGTTGAGACTCCTTAATCAGCTGATACCTCTCTCCCGTTTCCCTGGAAACTAAAGAAAAAGCTTCTGCTGCTGCCTCCTTAATGGCATTAGAAAAGTCCTCACTATTAGAAGGGTCTACCCCATTCATTGGCACTGTCAGACATGCCATTATATCCACGTTTTCAAAGTTACCAATATTTACTTTTCTACCAACGGCAACTGTCAGCACTGGTTCTGTAGTGACAACCACTCTTTGATGTGTGGCAATAACTGCATCCATAACTGGGTTTACAGATTGTTCAACAATACTCTCATTTATTTTTGGCATTACTCTCCTAGTGTTTCTATTTTATTTTTGACTAATTGTAGCGTAGCTTTTGCTTGATCTTCTATCGATAGATTATCAGTGTTTATAATGAACGTAGATACTTCTTTTACTAAATCAATTTCTTTTTCAGAATTATGATTTAGTTGTTCATCAGTCATAAATATACCATCTCTTTTAAAGATTCTATCTCTTAGAACATCATCAGAAGCTTCGTATGTAATAATCATACCATTAGGTTGCTTTAATATTGATTGAGCCTCATTAATAAAACGTACATCAGAAATAATAACACAAATAGGTGTATCTTCATCACCATCTTCTTTTCTTATTTCATTAATATTTTTTCTATATAACTCCATGCTCTTCATGACCGCCCAGTGACAGAAGCATTCTGAATAATTTTCCCTGCAAATATCTCCTGCTGTCTGCAAGAAAGTTCTTGGCTTAATGCCTTCTTCCTCTATCGGAAGATCATAAATATTTTTTACCTTTTCTACAAATTCTTCATAAGGAGGTATTGTACCTAGCGCTGTTTTTCCATATATCTCAAACAGTACTTCATGAATAGAATATAATTTTCTAGACTTAGCATTAAAGCCTTGTATGTTTTTCTTTATAGAAGCTAACTCATAAAGAGGAAGAGCGTGAAATATGTGTTCCCACACAATCCCAGAAGAAGTTGTTTGCATTGAACCCTTTGGGCACAATGCTTCGGCTGCAGATGTTTTACCGCTACCAGCGCGTCCTGCTAAGCCTAAAATTATCGGATTACTTTTTGAATATTTTTTCTGCATTGGGTAATTATATCACAGGTTTTTTTGATTTAGCTTTTCTTTCCTCTAACTTATCCAAGAATTCATTGCACAGCGCATCGGGTTCCCAAACAAAACTTCTCTCAACCTGAACTACTTTAAAATTAAATTCATCTTTTATATCTTCTATTGTCATGAGCAGTGGTGTCAGAGAGTCGTGTTTGCATTTCCATTTACCGCTGATGTGGTTAGCTACAACAGCTGAATCAGTATATATAATTGGATCGTAGAATTCACCCATTGAACATATAAGCAGTCCGGATATTACAGCCTCGTACTCTGCTTCATTATTAGTTCTTGGACCTAAGCCCCTAGCAAACTGCGCTATTTTTTTTCTATTCCTATAGACAGATACCGCGCAGGCTGCTTCTCCAATTTTCTTTTGACCTTGACCCCTTGATGCACCATCGCAAAATACTTCTATTATCATGGTAGATCAGTTTACTTATCATCTACGCTTACATCTGTTTCAATACCCAAACTCTTTATTCTATCTTTAAAGTTTTTCAATTGAGTTTGACCATTTATTATGTAAGTAGAATTAAGTGTATATCTTTCTTTCTTGTGCTCAATTTGAGTCGGGTAGTCTAAGGTATCTCTAACTTTTGAATAAAATTCAGTGGCTGAATTAACTGATTTATAATGAGCTATGTACAAAGTGATTCCTCAAACTTTTAGTAGGTGTTAAAATCTTTATCATTAAAATATCCCTTTTCTTCCCTGGCAGAAGCTACCTGCATAGATTGTATCTTGTCGATTAATTTCCTAGAAGATTCGGATGCTATCCTAGCTGCAAGCTCCATAGACTCAGCTAAGTTTACTATAGCCTCTGCCGTTATTAGAGCAGTGTATTCACTCTCTGCGGCTTCTAAGGCATTAGCTTCGCGCTCAGCCTCATTCTTTCCGACCCTATTTGCTTTGTACATCTTCTTATAACTTCCTTCTATCAACTTATATTGAGCTCTAGCCATCCCAGCTAATCGTGCAACTCTTCCATAAACATTTGAAGTTCTTGCAACTAATGAGGCCATTTCGTGAATTCCTAAATCTAATGTATCTATATCTGGTATAGATACGAAATATAAAGAATTGCTACTATCTGTAGTATAGGCTGAAATAATTTCCTCTATCTGAGGACCTATAAACGATATTAATAATTCGTTCATTTTCTGTAAAGATTGAAGGTTCATTGTCTACCTATCTGAAGTTGATTTCATCTCGCATCTTAGATTCTATCACAAGATTGGTTACCTTTGTCCTTATTTTACCTAAATGTTCTCTCACTGTATTGGGATGTTCTGATATTTTTTTACTTATCTCACTAGATCTTAGGTCATCTATGTATCTCCACTTGAGTAGCTGCCTTTCCTGCACCGAAAGGAATATAAAAGGTTCTGCACATGTTTCGCCAAGTACCCAAAACTCATTAATATCTTCCGTGGAAAGAAACTCTTCCATCTCTCTCTCTTCTGGTGGAGCTTTAAAGCCCACTTGCTTTTCTCCATTTTCTCCGTCGTCACTTGAATCATCACTTAAGAGAGGAAAACTCTTTCTTCCTAATTGATCTATTAAGAATGTATCAACATTCTTTTTAAGGAGATAAAAAAAATAACTATACAAGAACCCGGCTAAATGGTATTGGTCCTTTTTCGGAATCTTTTCTTTGATACCTACCTATACACTGAAAGAACGTCATGTCTACGGTTTGTCTGACATCTATTTCTTCCCCATATCTTTTTGCCATATATACTATACCGTCGTAACACTTCATTTACGTGCTTGTATCCAGGTTGATTAAGCTTATTTTTCATAAGAGCAAATCTAACATAAGAATCTTTTACGAATAAAGACGTGAACCTTCTTATATCGTAGTCGTTCAGGTTGTATTTACCATAATACAATAGTGTTGTATACTTTGTAAGAAAATTATTAAAAACTTTTAGTAATTCTTTTTTAGCTCTTTCGTCTCCGCCTTTAGCTTTGGCTATAAGCGCTTGCATTTCCTCCTCTTCTAAATTATAATACTGTTCCTTGTATGCTGCCATGATTACTTACCTTCCCAAATTGATATTTTATCAGAGTAAAAACTTCTAATATCTTCATAGAAGATTACTCTTGGTATCTCTAGTTCAGCTGCGAAATTTTTACCGTCAGTTGAATACTTGCTTATAATAAATGTGAGTTTGTTAAATTCAGATTCGTAATATCTTTTAAATCTTTTTATTTTTGTC